ATGGATATTTTTCGCTTAAAATGTCCCAAAATCTGACGGAGCGCGCTTGGCCTGCGGATCAGATCGAGCGCCGCCCCGTCGCGGAGTTGATCCCCTACGCGCGCAACGCGCGGAAGCACTCGCCGACGCAGATCGCGGAGATCGCCGGATCAATCCGCGAGTGGGGATGGACGATCCCCGTCCTCGTCGACGAGGACGGGCAGATCATCGCCGGTCATGGTCGCGTCCTCGCCGCGCATCAACTCGCGATCCCCGACATTCCGACCGTCGTCGCGCGCGGATGGAGCGACGCGCAAAAGCGCGCTTACACGATCGCCGACAATGAGATCGCGATGCACGCGACATGGAACAAGGAACTGCTCCGCGTCGAACTCGCGGACCTTCAAGCGCAGGCGTTCGACTTGGAGAAGATCGGCTTCGCGCCATCCGACGCGCTCGTCGAAGCGGAGACCGACGAGCTTCCGCAAGCGCTACAGCTTGAACCCGCCCGCGAGTATGCCGTGATCGTCTGCGCGACCCCGGACGAGTGGGAACGACTGAAGGTCGTCCTCGATCTGACGCCCGTCCGCCGTGGCGGTTACAAGAAGGGCTCGCCGCTCGATGACATCGGAACGCAACGCGTCGTCCGCGCCTCCGACTTCCTCGCGATGATCGAGAAGACGACATGAACGGCGAACTCGCCGACTACATCGTCGGTATTGCCGCGCCGATATACGCCTCGCTGCTGATCCCCGTCGTCAACGCCTATGGTTCCGACGTCATTCCCGCCGAAGTGTTAGAACAGGTGCGTCGTGCCGCGATCACACAAGCGCTGGCGCTTCGGAAGCAAGCAATCGAGTGGTCGACATGACGATCCTCGTCGCGATCCCCTCGAAGGGCCGCGCTGGCAAGGTCCGCTCGCAAGCGATCATCCCCTCCGCCTCCGTCTTCGTCCCAAAGCTCGAAGCTCGCGCATATCGGAAAGCCGGAGCGAAGAACGTCGTCGAGGTCCCCGACGCGGTGCACGGCATCACCGCGACCCGGAACTGGATATTGCAGAACGCGAAGACGCGCCGCGTGGTGATGATCGACGACGACGTCCGCGCGCAGGGCTTCACCCGACTTTATGAACGGCACGCCGTTCACGAAGGACTGCCGGAAGCGACATGGCTCGGCGAGTTCGTGAAGCTGTTCGAACTGACGGAGCAACTCCGCTTCCGGATATGGGGCACGCGCACCGATAGCGCGACGCGCGCCGCTTACCCTTACTTCCCCTTCCGCTTCCGGTCCTACGTGACCGCGTCCTGCATCGGGATCGTCAACGACGGACGCGTCGCGTTCGACGAGACCTATCCGGTGAAGGAAGATTACGAACTCTGCGCGCGCTGCATCTCGGAAGACGGCGGCGTTCTCTCCGCGCAATATCTTTTCTGGCAGAACACGCACTACCACGACCCGGGCGGGTGCCACGATTACCGCACCGACGCGATGGAGCGCGACGCGATCAAGCGTCTCTGCCGGACCTATCCCGGCCTCGTCCGCGCCGTCGAGCGCGCAACCTCGGACTGGTCGATCGAGATCGGATGAGGCGCAAGCCGACTGAACTCTTGAAGCTCAGGGGTTCATACAACCCGACGCTGCACGGTCGCGACCGCAAGCTCGAACCGATCCCGCTCGGCGAACTCGCCGACGAGGAACCGCCGCCCGATCTGACCGACACTCAGGAAGACATCTGGCGCTATGCCATCGCCAACATGCCGCGCGGGGTGATGAAGCGGATCGACCGCGATCTTCTCCGCGTCTGGGTCGAAGCGTCCGACCGCCACAATACCGCGCGACTGATGCAAGCGATGCTCGACCGCGACTCGAAACTGAAGCTGCTGATCAAGACGCCGGACGGGTTCGCCGCCTCGCCTTACAACGACATCCTCGACAAGACGGGCAAGGCGATGATCCGCGTCGCGCAAGAGCTTGGGTTCAGTCCCGCCGCGCGTCCTCGACTGAAGGCCGATCCTCTGACGATCGACGCGAAGCCGGAGGACGATCTCCGCTCCGACCCCTGGAAGCTATTGGAGGTCCAATGACCGACGACGAGCTTCACGCCGCCTGGATCGCCGGACAGTCGCTCACAAAGATCGCGGAGCGCGACGGGACGACTAAAAACGTGATCAACGGAAGAATCCGCCGTCTCCGCGCCAGCGAAGGAGTCAAACACTGGCCCTATCACGGATCGCCGCTCAAACCCCGGACTAGTGAACGGAACGCTCCGCCCCGGATCAGGCCCGGAACCTCGACCCTCCCGCCGCTCGCGAGCCTCGAAGGACATGGCGAGACGCCGCGTCGCTGATCCCCTCGCTTCCGATCCGCGTCAGTTCGTGCAGGACGCGTTGCGCTACGCCAGGAAGACGGCGGAGGACCCGACCGCCGCCTCGATGCACGCCAGGATGTCGTGCGAGCGCTTCCTCCGCGACCACGACGCCGCGCAAAAGCCGGACAGTCAATGGAGCTTCGACGACCTCGCCGCGCTGAAAGCGATGGTCTTCACCTCACAGATGCCGAACATCAAAGGACCGGAAGCCGGCAAGCCGATCCGCCTGATGGACTGGCAAAAACTCGTCTACGCGAACGTGTTCGGGTTCAAGGAACGCGCGACCGGAGGACGTCGCTTCCGTCAGGGTGTGGTCTACGTCCCGAAGGGCAACGGCAAGACGACGATCTCCGCGCCGCTCGCGATGTATATCACCTTCGGCGAGAACGAGGGCGGAGCGGAAGGCTACGCCGCCGCCGTGACCCGCGATCAAGCGCGCATCCTATTCGAGACCGCGCAGAACATGGTCCGTCGATCGGACGACATGCGGAAGCGCTGGGGCGTCGGCGTCCTGACGAACTCGATTTTTCAGGAACGGACCGCGTCGCGCCTCGTCCCGATCTCGTCCGACGCGAAAGCGCTCGACGGACTGAACGTCGCCGTCGCGGTGTGCGACGAGATCGGATCGCACCGAACGCCGGAGGTCTACGAAGCGCTGTCGACCGCGATGGGCAAGCGCCATCAACCGTTCCTGCTCTCGATCTCGACCGCGACGCAGAACAACGCCGGGATCGGACGTCAACTCTGGGACTATTCGCTCCGCGTCCTTCAAGGCGTGCAGAACGACGAGCGGCTGTTCTCGATCATTTACTCGATCGACGACACGGACGACCCGTGGGAGGAAGCGACGTGGATCAAAGCTAATCCCGCCTGGGGCGTCTCCGTTCAGCCGGACGCGATCCGCGCGATCATGCGTCAGGCCAGGAACAACCCCTCGCAAGAGGCATCCGCCAGGACGCGGCACCTGAACGTGTGGATCGGCGCCGACGAGCAACTGTTCTCGACCCGTCAGTGGACGCTCTGCGCCGACCGGGATCTGAAGCTCGAAGACTTCGAAGGCCGCGAGTGCCATCTCGCGCTCGACCTCGCCTCGAAGACTGACCTCGCCGCGCTCGTCGCCGTCTTCCCGGAGGTCCGGGACGGGGACGTCCATTACACCGTCTTCTGCCGCTGCTATCTGAACGAAGCGGCTGTGATGGAAGCGCGGAACGCGTCCTATCCGGGGTGGGCGAACGCGAACGAGTTGATCATCACGCCGGGGAACGAGACCGACTTCCAAACGATCGAGGACGACGTCGTCGAGTGGTTCCGTCGCTTCCGCGTCCTCTCGATGGCCTATGACCCGTGGCGAACGACGCAACTCGCGCAACGCTTGCAGTCGTCCTCCGTGCCCGTCGTCGAGTTCCGCAGCAACACGCAAAATTTCAGCGCTCCGACCCGCGAACTCGAGGCCGCGATCCGCTCCGCGCGCATCCGCCACGACGGCAACGGTCCCCTCGCGTGGTGCATCGGCAACGTCGTCGGTCACACCGACGCCCGCGACAATGTCTATCCGCGCAAGGCGCGACCGGAGAACAAAATCGACGCCGCCGTCGCGCTGATCATGGCGATCGGGCGCGCGATGCAGCCGACGACCCGCTCCGTTTATGAAACAAGGGGGTTGATCACTCTCGGATGACCTTCCGCGAACGCCTCGGCCTCTGGTTACTCGGAGCGCCGCAATCCTCCGCCCCGTCCGCGCCGGAGACCAAAGCCGACGCCGCCGTGACCTCGACCCTCGGGGGCCTGGGCTGGCCGCAGCCGATGCTTTACGCCGCGCTGGGCGGCTACGCGAGCAACACCGGGGTCCCGGTAACACCCTTCACCGCGCTGCAAGCCGCCGCCGTTTACGCGTGCATCCGCGCGATCTCGCAGGACATTGCGACGCTTCAACCGTTCATCCGTCGTCGATTGATCGGCGGAGGCTATCAACGCGAACTCCGCCATCCGCTGAACAAGCTATTTCGCAGGCCGAATAAGTGGCAGACATGGTTTGAGTTCATCGGATACGCCGTCTCGTCGATCTGCCTCCGGGGAAACGCGTTCGTCGTCGTCGAGCGCGACCGCGACGGGAACCCGATCGAGCTTGTCCCGATCGCCCCCGATCGCGCGACGATCATGCTCACGGAAGACGGCGAGCTTTGGTATCGGATCAACTCCCGCCGCCTCGGTTACGGATTGCTCGTCCCGCCCGACGACATGATTCACATCAAGAACATATCGATGGACGGATACGTCGGCGTTTCCCCGATCGCCATCGCGCAGGACGTGATCGGCCTCGCGCTCGCGACGCAGCAACACGGCGGCATCCTGTTCCGCCAGGGCGGACAGATCGGTGGCGTGATCAGTCACCCCGGCCAACTCTCGAAGGAAGCCTCCGATCGCGTCGCGAATAGCTGGCGCGAGACGCACGCCGGCGTGCAGAACGCGCACAAGGTCGCGATCCTCGAAGAAGGGATGGCATTCAACAAAGTCGCGATCACGAACGAGGAAGCGCAATTCCTCGAAACGCGTCGTTTCCAGGTGATCGACATTTGCCGCCTTTACGGCGTCCCGCCGCATCGCCTGGGCGAACTCGACAAAGCGACCTTGAACAACATCGAACAACAGAATCAGCAGTATCTGGACAGCGCGCTCCGCCCGACCGTCCGCTCGATCGAGCAACTGTTCGACCATCATCTTCTGTTCGACGACGAGCGCTCGATCTTGGATTGCAAGTTCGACTTCGACGACATGACGCGCGGCGATCAAAAGACGCGCTTCGAGGCATATCAGATCGGCACCCTCAATGGCTGGATGAACCGGAACGAGGTCCGCGCCCGCGAGAACATGGACCCGATCACGGACGGGACCGGCGACGAGTATCGCGTCCCGCTGAATACCGCCGTTCCCTCCGACAACCTCGCACAGACCACGACCGCGCCAGCCGAGTCCGCGAACGCGCCCTCCGCCGCTCCGACGAAACCGGAACCGGGACCGACCGATGCAAATAGTTAGCGCCACGCGATTCAAAACCATCAACCGGGGCCGCAACGTGACCCGCGCAGCGGTCGGCGTCCGGAAGCAGATCATCGCGCCAGCCGGACAGGTCGGCGGCGATCTCCGCGCGCTCCGCTTCACGATCTCGACCGAAAGCGTCGACCGTGAACAGGACCGGATCGCGCTGGCCGGTTGGGACCTCGCGAACTTCCGCCGCAACCCCGTGGTGCTATGGGGACACGACGCGTCGCGCCTTCCGATCGGACGCGCGCTCGATCTCCGGATCGAGGACGGCGGACTGAAAGCGACCGTCGAGTTCATCCCGGAGGACACCCCGGAAGGCGGCCAGTTCGCCGAGTCGGTTTATCGCCTCGCGCGCCAGGGCTTCATCGCCGCGACGAGCGTCGGGTTCCGCCCGATCAAGTGGGACTATACGAACGACCAGTCGCGCGGAGCCGACGACTGGTTCCCTGGGATCGACTTTCAGGAACAGGAACTCGTCGAGCTTTCCGTCGTCACCGTTCCCGCCAACCCGGAAGCGCTCGCGGACCCGCCAGGACCCGGCGAAGGGACCGCGATCGCCGCCGACACTCCGCCCGTCACGGGCGAGGAACTGACCGCCCTCAATGAAGAACAAACAAGAGCGCGAGCGCGCCGCAGGCGAATGCTCCAACTGGCACTGGCAATGCAGGATGCTTAATCTCTGGAAGCCCATACCAGGGTTCGCCGGATATGAAGCAAGCGACAGCGGACAGGTGCGCAATGCGCAGTCTGGCCGCGTCCTGACCGTCAACAAATTTGGTAAGTCCCAACTTTGGATTGGCGGTCGGAATGTGTCTATCAGAACCGGACGATTGATCTTGCTGGCGTTCAAGGGGCCGTCGCCTAACCCGGAACATAGCCTTGCCCGCCATCTTGACGACGACCTGTTCAACAATCGCCCGGACAATCTCGCGTGGGGCAGCGTCGCGGATAACACGCAAGACGCATTACGGAATGGGACCGACTTCGGTGCGTGGCTACGTGGCCGCAAGCAGTCGTTGGTAACGATCCGCAAGCGCGCGCTGGCGAACAGCAAGTCGC